GCAGGCCTTGCCCTGCTCTTCGCACGCTGCCCTCGGCAGCGTCGCTAGCGTCCTCTCCGTAGCACAATGGATAGTGCACATGCCTCCTAAGCGTGGGATACTGGTTCGATTCCAGTCGGAGGGACCAAACCCCTTCTTTACATACCGCAGCATTTCCCCGCTTTTCTCATAAAATCAATCGGTTAGCCCACCTTCGGGACGGGGCGAGCGGCTGCGGAATCCCGCAAAATACCGCTTAATCTCAGCATTGGTTACGCCATTTTTACCCCATAATTACGCCAGCACTCAACAGGGACGGCGGGGACGGGGATGGCATCGATAGCAAAACGGGACAAGGGCTGGCGCGCCCAGGTGGCGATTCTGGGCGTGCGCGAGTCGAGAACCTTCAGCACCAAGGCCAAGGCGGTGGCGTGGGCAGGCCAGCGCGAGACGGAGATCCGGCAGGGCAAGGCGGCCGGCGTCGCGCTCGACAAGACGTGCGGCGACGCGTTCCGGCGCTATGTCAAGGAGGTGTCGAGCCAGAAGGCCGGGCGGCAGTGGGAGTCGACGCGCCTGCACTTTCTCGGCCGGCAGCTGTTCGACGGCAGGCCGCTGGACGAGATCAGGCTGGTCGACCTGACGCCGGCGATGCTGGGCGCGTGGCGCGACCAGCGCCTGGCCGCCAACGTGGCGGGCTCGACCATCAACCGCGACCTGGGCCTGATTTCGAACGTGTTCACGGTGGCGCGGCGCGAGTGGAAGTGGATCGCGGGCAGCCCGACGACCGACGTGCGGCGGCCCAAGGATCCGCCGTCGCGCGAGCGCTTGCCGACGCCCGACGAGATTGACCGCATCTGCCTGGCGTGCGGGTTCGACGAGGGTCCGGTGACGACCAAGAGCCAGGCGGTGGCAGTGGCGTTCCTGTTCGCGATCGAGACCGGCATGCGGGCCGGGGAGATCTGCAAGTTGCGCCCGGAATGGATCAGCGAGAATGTCGCGCACCTGCCGGCGTCGGTCAACAAGAACGGCTTCAAGCGCGACGTGCCCTTGTCGCGCCGCGCCCGCGAGCTGCTCGACCTGCTCCCGGACCCGGGGGACGGGCCGCGCTTCGGCATCAGCGAGGCGTCGCTGGACGCCCTGTTCCGGAAAGCCAGGACGCGCGCGGGGGTGGAGGGCCTGACCTTCCACGATACCCGCCACCTGGCCATCACGCGGCTGGCCAAGAAGCTGGGCGTGCTCGACCTGGCGCGGATGGTGGGTCACCGCGACCTGCGCATGTTGCAAATTTATTACAACGAGAGCGCCGCGGACATCGCCACCCGGCTCGATTGAGGCGGGCGCACTGTTGAGCCAGCTCAGCGCCGGGCGCCGTGGCCCCGCTACCCTGCCAGGATGACTACGCTACCACCACCCTCCCCGCCCGGCGACCGCGCCAACGCGCAGCTGGCCGCCTTCGTCGACATCGCCCTGGTGCTGCTGGCCGCTCGCGAGCGGCGCGCCGTGGCCGCCGCCCTGCTGGCCGCCGGCGCCAGCTTCGCCACCACCGTGCGGGTGCTGGCCGAGCCGGCGCGGCGGCGCCGGTCGGTCGTCCATTCCTGGATGTGTTCGATGCATTGATGCCGCGCGCACGGCCGGCATGATCCGCGCCAGTGCGATTCGTTGACCGTAACCAAGTTGCCGTAAACGCAAGCATGGGACGATGCCTCATCACCACTACGGAGGCACCATGGCAATCGACGTATACCTGCAGCTGGGCGAGATCAAGGGCGAATCAGCCGACAACGCGCACAAGGGCTGGATCGAGTGCGAGTCGGTCAACTGGTCGCTGCACCAGCCGAAAAGCGCGACCTCGTCCAGCGCCGGTGGCCACACGGCCGAGCGGGCCGAGTTGTCCGAGGTCAGCTTCCACAAGGTCTGCGACCTGGCGTCGCCCGTCCTCGCCCAGCACTGCGCAATGGGCAAGACGATCCCGAAGGCGAAGTTCGAGTTCTTCCGCGCCGACGGCGACGGCAAGCCGGTCAAGTATTACGAGGTCGAGCTCGAGCACGTGCTGGTCGCTCACGTGGCCCAGGGCGTCGCCGGCGGCACCGGGATGGCGGAAAGCATCGGCCTGAAGTTCGCGAAGGTGAAGTGGAAATATACCCAACAGCGCATTAGCGGCGGCGCCGGCGGCAGCACCGTCGGCGGCTGGGACCTGACGGCGAACCGGGTGGTCTGATGCGCGCCGCCTTCCTGCTGCTGGGCGCCATGCTCGCGCTGCCGGCCAGCGCGCAGCATGCCAGCGTGACCCCATGGATGACCGGCGCGCGCCTGGTCAAGCTGCTCGGGAACGTCGCCCCAGCCAGCGTCAACTGGACGCCCGAGCATCCGGTCAGGAGCCGCGCGCTGGCGGCCGACTACATCGACATGCTGAACAGGGAAGCATTTCACGCGTACGTTCAGGCGGTGCACGATGCGACCGAGGGCCGGTCCTGGTGCTGGAGCGACAAGTACCGTCCGAAACCGCACGAACTGGAGGCTGACGCGCGCGAGGCGCTGCAGCGCATGCCGGACGAGCAGCTCAAGCGCAACGCGGCCGACCTCATCGTCGAGGCCTGGCGGACCCGCTGGCCGTGCCAGGCCGTCAGGAGCAAGCCATGAGCGTGCCTTTCGCCGCGCTGCGGACGCATTTTCTCGACACGGACAGCGTGTCGCGTGACGAGCTGTTCCACTTCATGGGGCGCCCGAACCTGATCGCCGATCCCAACTTCTATAACACCTGCGCGATACGACTGAGCCTGGCGCTACTCGGCGCCGGGTTCCCGAATCCGGGCGACTGGCCGGTGCTGGCCGGAAAGTACAAGGGCCGCGCGATCGAGACGCGCCAGCGCAAGCTGAGCCATTGGCTGGTGCGCCAGCTCGGCCAGCCGGAGAAGTTCACGAGTGGCCAGGATGCCGAGAGCAAGATCGGCGCCCGGCACGGCATCGTTTCATTCTTCAGCATTTATGGGGACGCCAACCCGCAAGGGCACATCGCGATCGTCGCCATGGACCGGTGGGGCCGGTACCTGCGCTGCGGTAACGAGATCGACGGGACCGCCACGGGCTGCTACTGGACCTCGCGCGAGGTCTGGTTCTGGCCGCTCAAGTAGGCCCGGGCCCGGCTGGTGCCATGCACCCGCCCTGCCGTTCACGGCGCCCTGCTGGCCGGCGTAGAACTCGCGCCAGCCGAGGGCCTGCTCGCGCCAGGCGCGGCAGCTGGTGGCGTTGTCGGCTTCGTTCGCGGCGACGACGGAGGGCGGAACGCCGGCGGGTTCTCCGTCAGAATCGCTGGCGGGTCCAACAGGATCACCTGTCCATGCGGCGTCGAGAACGCGCACGAAGCCAGCAGGCAGAGGAAGGCGACGGTCAACGTCAGGCGTAACGAGGTCGGGAATGCGGCTTTCAAGCTGTTCTCCTTGTTGGTAGATGGTCCGGACGCGGTCGCGGTACTTGATTTCGGTCTGCGTCACGACCTGCACTTCGCGCTTGATGATGGTGACGGTGCGCTCCGCCTGCTTGCCCACGTACTCGGCCATCGCGTCGGCGCCGCGCCGGGCCTCCTGCAGCCGGCCCACGCCCCATGCGGCAATCATCAGCACGGCCAGCGCGGCCCACTTCGCCCACCAGGGCAGCACGACCGCGCCGGCACGCTCGAACAGCGCGCGGATCATGCCAGCACCTCGAGCGCGCGTTCGGTGAGCGCCAACCGTTCCTGCAGGCCATTGGTGCCGCCGTTGACAGCCCGGCTGACGCCCTCGATCTTGCCGGCGTCGGCCAGCAGGTTGAGGTCGCGCCCGGTCGGATTCCCCTTGGCCCAGAACCAGGCGAACGCGAGGCAGCCGGCTTCCGGCTGCGCGACCAGGTCCGGATAGCGCACCAGGTCGAGCCCGAGCGCGGCGCCGCACCTGGCATAGTTGTCCTTGCCGGTCAGCTGGCCCGGGCCGCGCCCGCGGTACCGCCAGCCGTCGCCCGACTCGATCGCGCCGTTGCCCATCCGGTTGGCGTAGGCGGTGTTCGCGATCATCTGTTCGTTCGCGGCGTGGGTCGCGGTGCGGCCGTACAGCGCGGCCATCTCCGGCGTGAAGCGCTGCACCTTCGCCGTGTTGAAGGTCGCCATCAGGTTGGCCGGGCTGTAGTTAAAGCTCTCGCTCATCGCCGTCAGGTTGCGCGACTCGTGCAGCAGTTGGGCGATGAACGCCGCCTGGCGCGCCGGGCTGTCGATGCCGAAGCGTGCCATCGCCGCGTTCAGCGGCGCGAGGAACTGGTCGGCCTGGCGCGCGGCCGCCGGCGCGATCGCGAGCAACTGGGCGCGGTTCACAGCGCACCCCGCACGTCGTGCACCACCTCGGCCGCCTCACGCGCGATCTCGCCGATGTCCTTGCCGCGGCGCTTGTCGAGCCAGAGGACGACCGCGCCCATCAGCCACCAGGCCGGCAGGCCGGCCATCACCATGAAGGGCGCGGCGATGAACAGGAAACCCAGTTCGGCGCTGCTGCCGTACAGGACGGCCACTTGGCCGGCCGACTGGAACAGGGTGGGCCACCAGGAGTGCACCGCGATCACCAGGAGCGGGCCGGCGATGGCCGACGCGAGGATAGTGGCGGCCAGGCGCACGAAGGCTTCCTTGAGGGTGCGCGGCCACATGAACAGGAACGCCAGCGCGGTGGCGGCGGCGCCGGCCAGCACCGGCACGCCGAAGATTTTGATCAGGGCACCGCCAGCTGCTGTGGTCTCGAGGCTCATGTTGTCTTTCATGTGGTGGGTTGCGGTTGTGGGTGGAAAGCGGGTGGCGTTCATCGGCCGATCGCGAGCAAGGCGGTCTCGCCGACGTGCGGCAGGTCGTGGAAGACGGGGCGGCCGCAGGCGCGCAGGAAGCCGGCGCCGAACTCGTAGCAGAACCAGTAGGCCTCGTCGGACCAGTCGCGGTCCGGCGCCAGGCCGAGGCCGAGCGCGCCGCGCCAGTCGTAGTTGCTGTGGCGCAGGCGCTGGACGAATGCCCAGGCCGACTGCGCCCACTGCGGCAGCCGGCGCGGCGGGTTGGGCTGGTAGGTGCACAGCTGGGTGCGCGCCCACGCGATGCCGCCGGCCGCAGTGGGCACGTCGTAGAGGCGCTGGCGCACCAGGTCCTGCCCGGCCAGCGCAACCTCCGGGTCGACCTCGCGCACGCCGTACAGCATGGTGGCCTCGAAGCAGCGGCCGCCGGCGTAGACGATCGCGTGCGACGACAGCGCGAAGGCGAAGCGCGAGCGCGGCATGGCCCAGCGGATCAGCCAGGAAACCGGGTTGCGCGGCCGGCGCGTGAACAGGATGGCGACGGTGTCCATGCTACAGCCCCAGGCCGGCGCGCACGCCGGCGATGAAGTCCGTCCAGGCGTCCTGCGCCGCCTCCAACTCGGCCGGCGTGGCGGCGGCCCGCATCGCGTCCTGGCTGGCGAAGCGCTGGCCGCGCATCGCCTTTTGCGCGGCGCGGAAGGCGTCGGCCCTGGCAATGATCTGGTCGGCCGCCCACTGGCTGGTCTGCGCCTGGCCGGTCGGGTTGTGGGCCGCGAAGTCGGCCACGTACTCGGACGCGTCGCCCTGGTGGCCGGCAGCGGCAAAGGCACGCGCCGCGTCTTCGGCGGCCTGGTATTCGGTGGCGCGGCGGCCGACCGCGGCGTCGTAGACGGCGTCGACGTCGGCATAGGTCCGGCCCACGGCCACGGCCTTGAGCGCCGCGAGGTCGACCGGCGCCGGCTCGGCGGGCGGGACGGGCATAACGCCGTCGCGCGCGTCGTTGGCGCGGTAGGCGCACCAGTGGGCGCGCTCGTCCTCGCTCACGGCGATCAGGCGCGCCGCGTGTTCCTCGGGCGGCACCTGGAAGTAGCTGCCGTCGAGCGTGCCGTCGGGTTGATAGGTCACGTAGCCGAACGGCTGCGGCGCCGGCTGCTCGTCTTGCGCTGGGACTGTGGTTTGGGTTGGCTCGTCCATTACGCTACCTTCTTGATGAAAATGTCGGTGTAGACCTCGACCTGTCCGGTGGACGCGGCCGACGGCGCCTGCAGGGTGGCGCTCGGCGTCAGGTGCCGCAACTCGAACGTCTTGGCCGCAGCAATCGTGATCGACCCGCGTAGCGGCGCGTCGGTGCTCTGGTATGCGGTGGAACCGGTCGGCGCGCTGCTCATCGCGTTGCCGCCGATGAGCGCGTAGACGCCATCGGTGACGTTGTACAGGGCCATCTTGTGGTAGTAGGTGGCGCCCGCCGAGCCGGTGCTCACCATGCTGAACCCGCCGCCGTCGATCTCGTGGGTACCGGCCGGCAGCACGAATTGGTCGCTTGCCAGCGATGCGCCGCTCATCGTGTTGGTTTTGACCGTGTTGATGGGGCGGCGCCACAAGCCGGTGCCGAGGTTGGTCGGGGCGGTGCCAGCGGTCCCGCTGGCCTTTTCCTCGCGCAGGTGCAGCACGCCCGGCGTGTAGACCGGCCCGGTGTCGCCCTTGTCGCCGGTGCGCGAAAATTGGAGCATTACGGGTTCGCTCGCGTTAAACGTGCCAGACATGGTGCTACTTCTGAAAAACACGCTTAACGTTTTGTACGTGCCGCTGTCGGCCGTAATGCCGTTAAAGCCAAAAATCACGTAGCGAGACGGATCGGTCATCGACACTAAGCGTATGTCTCCCTTAACGGCGCTTGTTGACGTGTTAATGCTGTTCAGGTAGGCATTAACGAGCCCCCCTGCCGAGTTATACCAACTCACATATATCGCGGTCGCGCTTCCCACGAGCGCATTGTTAACGCTAAGTTTTCCGTTCGTCGGGTCAGCTCCAGCGACACCTGTGTTGAACGCGTACGGGATCGCATATGCCCCGCCAGCTGCGAGCGAATTTAAGCTAGCGACTAGTGCGAGCAGCTCGTTGTAAAACGTGTCGACCAGCCAGGCGATGAAGCCGTCGAGCAGGCTGGTGAAAGTGGCCCGAACCCGGCGCTGCGGCTTGCTAGGCGGTGGTGTCAATAGTGGCATTGATGATTCCCAGGACGGAGAGTGAAAGTTTGCAGTCTTGCGGGTAGTCCCACGACATTTCGCCGCTCACCAAGCCGTAGCAGCGCACCTCGCCGGCGACGACGACGACCGGCACGTCGAGCAGGCGCTCGACCACGCCCTCGGCCCAGTTGGCGTCGGTGCGGCTGACCCAGGCCGACAGGCTCAGGTCCTTGCCCTTGCGGCGGCGCTTGATGGTGGTGTTGCCGTAGTCGTCGGTCTTGATGTAGCTGTAGGTCTTGGGCTTGGCCTTGACGCCGCGCTCGGTGGCGCCGAGCAGGATCTGGTCGCCGGCCAGCAGCACGCCGCACTTGACGGTGCCGGCCTCCTTGCTGAGGGTGACCGTGACGATGCACTGGTGGTACGGGTCGACGTCGGTGAGCAGGAAGTCGGTCTGCGGCTTGAAGCGGCTCCAGAAGTATTCGTCGTAGTCGGCCGGCTCGGACGCTTCGAGCGTGCCGGTGTAGCGCAGGACGATGTTGCCGCCCGGGGCGTCCTGGACGCACACCTGCACCATGTCGGCGTCGATGCCGGCGCCGTACAGCGCGTTGAAGGCGCCCGGCCGGAACACGACCGTGAGCGAGGACGCGGCGCTCGACGGGGTGCTGACGTCGCCGTCGAACATCGCCCACTTGTTGGTGGGGCCGACGTCCAGCCACTTGGCGTCGGTGCCGGTGGCGTTGAGCTCGGGGGTGTTGCCGACGTTGCCGGCCAGCGTGCTCTCGTAGATGCGGTGGGTCTCGGCGCGGCGCACGCGGGCGCCGGCGGCGTAGGTGGTGGCCGGGTTGTACAGCGGCGCGTCGTCGGCGTCGTTCTCGGTGAGGCTTGAATAGATCAGGCCGAAGTTCGGGCCGATCACGTCGGCGGGGCGGGTCACGGGGGCCGCGCCGGTCTTGATGTAGCTCGAGCGGTCGTTGCCGGTAACAAGCTGGTAGCCGGTGACGCGAAACCCGCGACTGCTTTGCGCCGAGTATTTCGCCACGCCGTAGTTCTCATTAACGGTGTTGGCGGTGAACACGAAGAATGCCCGATAGACGCCACCCCCCATGTATCGCACTTCGGCGACGGCGCCCCACACATCCGATTGCGCAACCATGCTCATATCGGCGAGGGGGTCAGAGTTCAGGCCGAAAACCGGGGCTCTACCGTCGTCCATTTGCACAAACACACTCAGGGTGTAGGTGGTGCCGGGGACGGTTGAAAACGTGTGGTATGCCCAGCGCGTTGCGCTGTTGTCCCCGAATTGAATCGAATTGGTAAAGCCCGTGATGCTCGCGGCAGCGTTGGACACTTGGCCCGATACATCAAGCGTACTGACCGCCCCTTCGCTGTTGCGCAGCAAGTTCGTCGCCGCCGGCTCGATCAGCGGGTACGGCGCCGCCGACAGGTCCGCCGGGTCATACGTGATGCGCAGCGAGGCGTCCGTCACGCTCTGCAGCGCGCCGTTCTTGTCGTAGTAGGTGCAGGCCACGCCGGCCGCGCGCGTGACCGCGCTGCCGTCGCCGATCGTCACCGGCTCAATGAGGCCCAGGTCATAGTTCATGGCATCTCCACGGCCAGGGCGTTGCCGCCCGCCGATACTCGGTCAAACAGTTCCAGGAGCTCCCCCGTGTTCTGTGCAATCTTGTCCAGCGCCTTCTGCTGGAGGTCGATGATGGTGCGCAGGCGGCGGTTCTCGCCGGCCAGCGCGGCGCTGTTGTCCGGCGGGCTGGCCAGGCGCTGCATCAGCTCGCGGTTGTCGGCGGCCGGGAAGACTCGCTCGCCTCGGTGCAGCAGCGCCGGCATGTCTTCGGGCACGTAGTCGATGCCCACCGCGAACGGGTGCAGCTTCTTGTACTCGGCGCTGCCCTTTATCGACGACGCCACGTCTTCCGGCGCAAGGTTCTGGCCCAGCCAGTAGCGCATGCCGGCCGTGTCCGCGGTGCGCCCCAGCAGCGATTCGTACAGCCGCTCGATCTTCGCTTCCGGCGAGTTGCTGATCCAGCCGGTGATCTCGGCGGTCGACATGCCGCTGGCGGCGCGGTCCTGCCAGTAGGCCAGCCCGGCGGCGTCGGGCGCGCGCCCGAGCGCCTGCTGGTAGGCGCCGTTGATGGCGGCGGTGGCGCCCACCACCGGGTTGGCGCGGGCGTCGGCCATGGCGTTGGCCAGCGTCTTGAGCGCGCCGTCGATCGACAGCAGCGTGGTGCTCTGGCCCTTGAGTTCGTCGATCTGCGACTGCGCGCCGGCCAGGATGTCGTCCAGCCGCTGGCCTTCGGCCTGCAGCACGGCCAGCGTCTTTTCCTCGACCGACAGCTTGTCGTCGGTGAGCTCGGCCAGCGCGGCGATGTCGTTGCGGGTGCGGTAGAAATCCCGCATGTAGTCCTGGTAGCTGCCGAACTGCGCCGGATCGGGCTGGCTGGCGATGCCCAGTGCCCGCTTGAGGCTGTCGGCATCGGGCAGCGGCCCGCCGGCGCGCGCGATCGCGAGCGCGGCCGTGATCTGGGCCTGGGCGCTGGCGCGCTCGGCCGCTTCCTGGCCGGCGGCGCGCATGCCGTCGAGGGTGCCGTGCAGCGTGTCGGACAGCGAGCGGATCTTGCCGATCAGCGTGTTCTCGGCGTCGATGCGCGCCTGCAGCGCGTTCTTTTCGCGGTTGACCACCGCCTGCACGACCGACATGGCGCTGTCGACGTTGCCGAGCAAACCGGAAGCGTCGTTCTTGACCTTGCTGATCGCATCTGCCGCCGCCTGCGCTGCCCACAACTGCTTGGTCGCACTGCGCAGCGCCGGGTCCATTGCCTCCAGCGCCGCCGCGTGCTGCTGTTCCAGTACAGCAGCCGCGCCCGCCTTGTCGCCGGTGAGCGCAAACGTTTGCGCCTGGATTTCGAGCAGGCCGTTCGAGATCCGCAGCGCTTCGGCGCGCGCCTTGTCGGCGTCCTGCGTCGCCCACAGCTGCTTGGTGGCCTGGCGCAGCGTCGGGTCCATGGCGGCCAGTGCGGCAGCACGCTTTTGCTCCTGCACCAGGGCGGCGCCGGCCTTGTCGCCGCTGATCTCGTAGATCTGGCCTTGGATGTCCAGCAAGCCGCTCGAGATGGCCAGCGCTGCCGACCGGGCTTTTTCGGCGTCCTGCGCCGCCCACATGTCTTTGGTAGCTTGGGCGAGTATCGGCGACAGACCTTCAAGTGCCAGCGCGCGCTGCTTCTCCAGCACGGTCGCCGCCCCCACCTTGTCGCCCAGCGCCTCGTACATCTGCGCCTGCGCTTCTAGAATTTTGCTGGTGTCGCCGGCGGCGGCTTCGGCTTTCGGCACCACCTGGGCGAACGCGCCCGCTACCTGGAGCAGCGCCGCCACCGCCGGCGCGCCGGCCTCGCCCAGTGCCAACTGGGCCTCGAGCTCCTCGCGGAAGGCTTTCTGGGTGGCCGGCATGGCCAGCCCGACCTTTTGCAGGGTCTGCGCGATCTGGCCGCTCAGGGCCGCATTCTTTTCGCTCTGCGTATAGAAGGCGTCGAAGAAGGCGCCGGCGTTGCTGGCCAGCGCCTCGACGCCGCCCGACGCGGCGAGCAGCGCGGTGACGGCGCTGTCGCTCATGCCGGCAAAGCCGGTCAGGCGCTGCCCCATGACGGTGAGCGCGCCCTGGGTGGCGTTGATGGTGTCGACCACCTTGGCCAGCTCGTCCAGCGCCGGCGCGTCGCCCAGGCCGTCGAGCATCTTGCGCGCCCAGTCGGGCAGGCCGATGTCGTCCATGACGCTGCGCACCGACTTGCTGATCTCGGCCAGGTACTGCTGCTGGCCGGCGGCGCCGTCGGCGAACACCTTGGGGGCCCAGGGGCCGTTGCCGCGGCTGTCCTGCCAGTCGAGCAGCTTGGCGCCCAGCTTGTTGATGACCAGGCCGCCCCAGGCGCCGTCCTTGGACGAATCGTCGGCGAAGGCGGTGGCGGCCTGGTAGCCGGCGCTCTTGCCGAAGGCGGTGGCGGTGCTGTTGAGGATGCTGACCACGCTGCCCGCGATGCCCGAGACCCATTCCTCGGTGCTCGCGCTGGTGGCGGTCTTTTCGAAGTGCAGCGACTCGGCGCGGATGACCGAGGTGCCGTTGGCCGTGGCGCTGGCGGCGCCGCCGGTGTGCGGGGTGCTGGAGTGGTCGATCGACTTGGCCAGCGCGTAGATGGCGGCCGCGCCCAGCGCGATCGGGCCGAGCGCGCCGGCGGCCATGCCCATGCCGGACATGAAGCCGGCGGCGGTGCCGGTGGCCATCAGCGAGCCGGCCGCGCCCAGCGAGCCGCCCAGCGTGGTGGCGCCGGTCAGCCAGCCTGCGCCGGCCATCATGGAGCCGGACAGGCCGCCGGCGCCGAACAGGCTGCCGGCGGCGCTGCCGAGCATGGACGTGCCGGCCGAGCCGGCGGCGCTGGTGCCGGCCGCCTGCGCCATGCCCGCCATGCCGCCGGTACCGCTGACGGCCGCGCCGATGTTGACGATCCACTTCTTGAGCGTCATCTGGTACAGCAGGTCGAGCAGGCCGTTCTTGAGAGTGTCGCGCAGGCGGTCGAAGGCCGACTTGCCGCTGTCGAAGATGCTGATGAAGGTGTCGTGCGCAGTCTGCTCGACCGATTCCCACATCTTCTTGTCGGCGTCCAGCTGCGGCTTGAGCAGCTGGTTGCGGTACCAGGTGTCGTATTCGCGCTGCAGCGTCTTTTGCGCCTCGGTGCCGGCGCCGGCCAGCGCGATGCGGTCCTGCCACAGCTTGTCGTCGATCGCCAGCTGGGCGCGCGCGCGTGCCTGGTCGTCGGCAATGTAGTCGAGGCCGAAGCGCTGGTTTTCCTCGGCGAGCTGGGCGGCGTACTGCAGCGCCTTGCCCTGCCCCAGCGTGGCCTGCTCGACGCGGATGCGGGCGTCACGCTCGGCATAGAGCTTGGCAATGAGCTCCTCGCTGACCGGCAGATTGGCAGTACGCATGTCGGCCAGTTTCCTTTCGACGTCAGCTTCGGCGCTGACGGCGACCATCGCCATTTCATGCGCATCGGCGCTCTTGCCGTACTGTGCATATTCGACGTGCAGTACGGCCACGGCGTGCTCGCGCGCCTGAGTGCTGGCGTCGATGTACTTGCCGATGTCGCGCAGGGCTTCGCGCTCCCTGAGCAGATCCTCGGTGACGGACTGCTCGGCCAGCGCGGCGCGCATCTCGGCTTCGCGTTCCGCCGACAGCTTTCTCTTTCCCGATGCCAGTTCCAGGTCGAGCTTGATCTCGGCCTTCTGGCTCTCGGTGGCGTGCTGGCCGATCGCGAGCTCGAGCCGGTTTTCCTCGGTCTTGCTACGGATCGAGGAAATCAGGTTCAGATAGGCATCGTTCTCTTGCTTGGTCGCAGCGGCGGCCTTTTTCGCGTCCTCATCCTTGTCGGCATAGTGCTTGCGGATCCGCGCCTCGTCGGCCGCCGTAAACGTGGCGCCGAGCTCCTGCCGTTGCTTGGCCAGCTCGGCGTTCAGTTCTTCCTGGTTGGTCGCGTATTTCTTGAGGAACTCGGCATGCTTGCGCTGCGACTCCGCCGCCTTTTCGGCCTCGGTCTGGACCGTCTTGTACTGCGCCAGGTCGTCGCGGCCAGCGGCGCGCTTGGCGGCGGCCGCTTCCTCGGTGGCCTTTTGCGCCTTGGCCGCTGCGCCCAGGATCGCTTCGGTCTTGGCATCGACTTCCTTACGCGCCTGCTCGGCCTCGGCGCGCATCATGGCGCCGATCCGCGCGGCGCCGGCGAAGTCGCCATGGGCGACCGCGGCGGCCTGGGCCGCCAGCCCGCCGAGCTCCTTGCCGACCTGCTGGAAGACGTAGGCGACGTTCACCCCGAGCACCGCGACCGATTCGAACACGGTGGTCAGCGCCAGGTGCAGGCCGCTGGCTTCCTTGACCGCCTTGCCTTCACGGTTGGCGGCGCCGGCCACCGCGTCGAGGATGGCGTTGAGGTCCGTGAGCGCGCCCGTCATGCCGGCCACGCTGGCCTGCATGGCCTCGCCAATGCCGTTTTGCGCGACGGTGCGCGCGGTGCTGTCCCAGGTGTCGGCCAGGTTGCTGATCGCGCCGTCGAGGGTGGCGGCGCGCGCTTCCATGCTGCCGGCAAAGTTGGTGTTGCCCAGCCCCTGCAGGTAGGCCTCGATGTCCTTGGCGTTGTTGCCGATGACGCGGGTCACGCCCTGGAACGTGAACGCGACCTGGTCGCCGTTCTGCTTGGCCTTGATGCCGAATTCCTTGAGCCGCTCAAATTCGCCGGTGGCGGCGTCGGCCACGGCCTCGATCATCTGGCTCAGGCTCTTGCCCATCGCGGCCGAGGTGTTGCCGTAGGAGCGGAGCGCCCGTTCGGACGGATCCAGCCCCAGGTTGCGCATCTTGATGAAGGCTTCGGTCGACTCGGCCAGACTGTAGGGCGTGGTGGCGGCGAACGCCTGGAGCGACTTGAACGCCTGGGCCGCGCCGGCCGTGGAGCCGGTGGCGGTGATCAGCGACGCGTTGAGCTTGTCGAACTCGCGCTGGGTGCCCAGTACGTGGTGGGTCAGCTCGGCCATGCTGAGGCCGACCCCGGCGAACGCGGCCAGCTTGGTGGCGGAGGTGGTGACGGCACGCGACAGATCCGTCATCGAGATGCCGATGCCGTCGATCTGCCGGCGCGCACCGTCGGCGCCGACGACGCTGAATGAAATTACCGCCCCAGGGCTGGTTGTGTACCCCATTATTGTGTCGCCTTCTCTACCGTTTGCTGGACCACTCGGCGAGTGCCGCGCGTTCCATCGCCTTGATCGCCGCGAAGTACCACGGCTTTTCTTTCTTTGGTACCGGCAGGTACCGGATGCATATGTCTACGCCCGGGTAATCCAGCCCGGTGCGGTACCCGTTGTCGGTGTGCCACTGGGTCTGCACGTCCAGCCACAGGTTGAAGGCGGTAACGTTTTCCGGCCACAGGAAGAATTCATCTTCCAGCTCGAGCTGCGCTTCCGGGACCAGGCCGAAGGCCTTGAAGGCTTCGTCCAGGTGTTCCTCGGGCGCCGGCTGCTCCGGGCCCGGGATGCGCAGGTCGCCGCGCGCCCACTGGCGCGCTGCGGCCGTCAGGTTTTTACCCGGGCGCTCACTTCCTTGATGTAGGCCGCCAGCGCGACGTCGGTGAAGGCGGGGATGCTGTACATTTCCTCGAGCGCTTCCGGGCAGAACGGCGCCGGCTCGCCGGTCTCCTCGTCCACCACCAGTTGCTGGCCTTCCCAGCCGCGGGTGATCTCGATCAGCGTCTTCTTGACGTTGGCCTGGTCGGCCAGGCCGCGATCGTTCTTGATGCGATTGTTCCACTCGTCTTCCGACAGGCGGTCGAAGTGGAGCTTGAATTTGAAGTTCTTGGTGGCGCCGTTGTCGTTCGTGCTGAACGCGACGGTGGCGACGAGTACTGCTGCGATGGCGAGTTTGTAGGCCATGGTGTCTTTCAGTTTATTGTTGAGTATGTGAACCGCCGCCCGTTACAGGACGACGATCCGCCATTCGTCATTGCCGTTGACGGGCACGAAGCGCAGGTCGAAGCCGATCAGGCGCTTGCCGTTCTTCTCGACCTTTTTCGGGTTGATCAGCTGCACGGCGGGCGCGAAGAAGATGATCTTGTTGCCGGCGGTGGTGCCAATCGTCATCGCCAGGCTCTGCGTCGTGTTGGCCTTGACGACGGCCATCAGCGCGACTTCCTGGGCCGCCGTCAGGTCGAGTTCGACCGAGCCGGTCGATTCACGGTCGGTGATGTCGACCGTCTCGCTGCTGAGCAGCGCGGTGAAGTTGACCTGGTTGCCGGCCTTCATCTCCAGGCCGGTACTCGAGTAGGCCGTGCCGCCGGTGAGCGCGCCGGCCGCGTAGCTGGCGCCGAGCGTGATGTCGACCACGTTGGCCTTGGTCATCGCCACCGGCTTCTTCCAGGAGGTGAAGGTGCCGGTGTCGCTGGCAGCGGACACGCCGCCGTCCAGGCCCACCCAGTCGAACTTGAGCAGCGGCCGCTCGCCGACCTTGGCCGACAGCGTGAAGTCGCCCATCGCGTCGACCAGCTTATGCAGCACGCCGTCGTCGTAGTAGGAATGGCTCATGGCCTTGAGGCCGGTCGAGACCGGCGTGTACTCGACCCGCGCCGGCGTGGCGAGGATGCCCTCGCCCACGGCGCAGGCCTGCAGGTGCTTGCCCCAGGGCGGCGCGGTGCCGGCGGTGCCGGCGCCGGCCAACTCGACCGAGTTGCTGACCTTGACCGAACCCGGCCCGACCAGCTGCTCGCTGCCGCCGAAGAAGCCGCGCATCAGGTTGCGGTCGATGTTCTGGGCGTCGAGCGGGGTGATGCTGACGTCGGTGGTCAGCACCGCGTCGGTGGCGCCGACTGGCGTGGCGGGCGTACCGATTGCGCTTTGCAGGGCGGAGACGAGCAGGGTGTTTTTGAGATAGCGGGACATGGGTTACTCCTGGCTGGTCGGCTGGTCGGCCGGTGCGGCGATCGGCGCGGCGGCAGGTTCTGCGGCTGCGGGCTGCTCGGCCGGGGCCGGATCGTTCGAGACCCATGCCCAGCTCGTTTCATCGAAGGTGTACGAGCCGCCGCCGGGCAGCGGCGGGATCTCGCGTTGCGGCGCGGCCGCGGTGCTTGCTTGGTTCATGCGTTACTCCAGGGTGTCGTTGCTGGTTGTGTGTTCTGCGACGTAGGTGAGGCGGACCCAGCCGGTCTTTTTGCCCTCGGCCGTGTTCTCAGCCTCGATGCCCACGATGTTCAGGTCGCGCACCAGGCCGCCGAGGGTGGGATCCTGCGCCAGGCGCGCGTAGACCGCTTCGAGCAGCGGGTCGACCGCCAAGTCGCCGCTGTCGCGCAGGGCGCGTGCGTAGCATTCGACGGTGACCCTGGTTTTCCAGTCGATCGGCGCGCCGAAGATCGTGCCCGGGCTGGCCAGCGCCTGGTCCCACTGGACGTTGACGGCCCGCTCGAACTGCTCCGGCACGATATTCGGGCGCGCGCGGTAGAACGTCTCGCACACCGGCGGCTCCGCTTCGAGTGCGGCCAGCACCGCGCTGATGATCTTTGAGAACGCGGTGCCGACGATCTGGGAGAACGCGGTGCTCACTGGACGCACTCCACGGTGAGCACCGTCATGCCGGTGCCGTCCGGCGCCGGGTTGACGATCGCGAACGGCACGCCGTTGATCTCGATGAGCTGGTCGACGGCGTTGTCGGGCACGGCGCTGGAGGCGACGGCGACGGTGGGGCTGGTGTCGGCCGCGCCGTTGCCGAGGCTGGCGACGCTGGCCGGGTTGCGGAAGATGCCGGGCACGGTGACGCCGCCGATCAACACGCTGGCGTTGGCCAGATGCGTGAGCACGCTGGCGTTGGCGAGGGCTTCAAGGGCGGCGAAGGACGACATGCGCGGCGGGCCTTAGCGGATGACGCCGTCGAGCAGGACGGTGGCGGTGGTGGCGGTGCCGGCCTTGTCCGCCGCCAGCGCACCGACCAGGGTGTTGTTGGTGGCGGTGGTGGTCAGCTTGCGCGCGGTGTTGTCCCAGTAGATCTTGGCGCCGGCGGTGCCGGTGTCGGCGGTGACGGCGGTGATCTCGAACACGCCTTCGCGCTTGATCTCGACCGGGGCGCCCTGGGCTGCCGTGAAGGCGGCAACGCCGAACAGCGCGCCCACCAGCACGCCCTGCCCGCTGGTGACGGCGTACGGCGCGGGGACGGTGACCACGTCGCCGTTCTGGATGAAATTCTTCATGTTGGTTTCCTATCGGTTCGTTGAGCTGGCTGGCAGGGGTCGCGCTTACGCGCCCGCCCCCTTGTACAGGCCGCGGTGATCGACCACCTTGGCGGCGAAGTCGAGGCGGCACTTCAGGCTGACGCCGTCCACGTCGAAGCCGACTTCCTGCTCGATGACCGGGCCCTCGGCGCCGTCGAGGTAGCAGTACTCGACGGTGTCGACCTGGCTGTTGTTGCTGGCCAGGTACCAGGCAGTGGTGCTGTTGGCGTCCAGGACCGGCTCGACGATCGGCTCGACCGCGGTGCGGCCGCCGGCGCGGAATTCGTTGACGTCGGCCTGCTTGGCCGGCACGTAGTTCGCGCTGGTCAGCTGGTAGGAATCCTGCTCGAGATCGGTCGGCACGAGCAGGTAGGTCGGCGTCAGGTTCAGCTCTTCGTTCGCCAGGCCCTTCTGTTTGCGCATCGCGGTGCGGCCGGCCTTGAGCGCGGTCAGCGCCAGGACGGAGCCGGCGCCGGTGGCCAGGTTGCCGTGGTTGGCGTGGAACAGCGCGTCGCCGTCGCCCATGGCCGGGTTGGCGGTCAGCTGGCTGTAGACCAGGCGGTTCTCCAGGCGGCTGGAGCTGGAGCCGAACATGGTGACCAGGCGCTCGAAGGCGCGCAGGTCGTCGTTGATGATGGCCTGGCGGGTCAGCGAGACGATGCGGCCGTAGGTGATCAGGTTGTAGCTGATGCCGGCGTCCTTGAACGAGCCGTACTTGAACTCGCCATGCTCGTTGGTCTGCAGCAGGTCGGGCGCGCCCGACAGCTGCACGATGTTGATCGACTTGAAGTCCGGCGCGTTCGGCGCGCGCCGCGCCCAGCGGGTGTAGCTGCCGGCGTTTTCCTCGTAGGCGCCGCGCATGCGCTTGTTGGCGACGTTGGAAAAGATGGCCGCGAAGTCGGAGGTGCTGTGCATGCCCGAGCGATACTGCAGGATCTCGGTGGCCAGGCGCAGCTTGTCCATCCCGCGCGTGTTGACATTGCACGCTTCGAGGAAGTCGCGGCCGATCTCGAGCAGGCTCATGCCTCGGTACTGGCGGCCGTTGTCGGTCAGCTTGGTGCCGGCGACGATCCGGTGCGTCATCGCCTCTTCGATGCCGGCCATGCGCACTTCGTGTTCGTCGGTGACGATCTGCACGCGCACGTTGTGGCGGCCGGAGCCGTCGTTGCGCGACAGTTCGTCCAGGACGGCGGCGCGGGCCTGCTCGAGCGAGTTGCCCGAGCGGATCAAGCCGGCGGCCAGCTGGCTGACGCCGTGGCGCTGGCACAGCTCGGTGATGTCGGCGGCGCGGGTGGCCGCTTCCTGCTGGGCGGCGCGCACGTTGGCGTCGTCGGCGGCCGGGGCCGGGGCTGCCGGTGCGGGCGGTGCTGCGGGGGCCGGAGTCGGGGCGGCGGAACGGGTCGGGTCGGCAAGCGCGGGATTCGGTGCGCCCGGCGGGGTACCTGGAGTCGGCATGGATGGGTCCTCTTGGGTTGTTGAAAGGGCGGGCGCCCGGGTGAAAAACTGGCATGGGTGACCGTTGGCCGGCTGCTCGCGCGTGCTCGCATTCATGTCGGCGTTGACGGTGACGAAACTGATTTCGTATGGCTCCCATTCGATGGCGCGGTACAGCGGCACGTCGTTGACGCCGTCGGTGCGATCGATGGCGCGGGTGATCTCGACTTTGGTGATGTTGTAGCCGAAGCTGACCGAGCGGATGATGCCGGCCCTAATGTCAGCCACGATGCCAGCCATCTCCGGCCGGACAGACAGGCGGATGGTGGCCCGCCCCTCGCCTTCGGCGATCGAACCGCGGGTGGCGATGCCGATGATCGCGGCGACGCCGCCCCAAGTACGGTGGCAATCGATGACCTGCACGACGCCGGCTTCGAAACGCGCCATGTCGACCGCTTCGGGCGTCACGACCAGCTCTTCGTCGTAATAGGTGTCGCGGTACCAGTCGTAGCGGCGCACCAGGGCGCCGGTGGTGGTCCAGACCAGCTCGACGGTGTTGTCGGCTTCGTTGAAGGTAGCCGGCTCCAGCGCCGCCGCACGGTTCAGCGTCGGCATGTTGCGCGGATCGGTGTCGTGGCGGGTGGCGGCTGGCGCGGCGGTCGGTGTAGGCATGCAGGCATTCTGCGGATTGCTTTGTCTCAATTCCAAGAAAAGTGAGACGATTTGCAGGGCGCCTTCAGGCGGGCCGTTTGAGGAAGTGGATCGTGCGCGAATCGCGGCTCTTGTCGTCGGTGCAGGTGAAGTCGAAGCGGATCCAGTTCTCGGCGCCGTCGGCTTCGTCGAGGCCGGCCACCAGCGCCTTGACGATGGTGCCGTCGACGGCGGCGTCCTCGGCGAGCGTGACGCCGGCGACGGTCGCGGTCACGCTCGCGAGCGAGGTCCCGGCCTTGGCCAGCCAGTTCTTGAGGTTGATGCCGTAGTAGAGCTCGGCGGACGGCGTCTTGTAGATGCTGAGGCGGCCGCTGGTGACGAAGTAGGTTTCGGTGCGCATGTGGGTTCCTTCTAGGCTGGCGCGAGGTAGATACGCTCTTCGGCGTGCTCGAGGTGGATCCGGTCTTCGGCCGGCGCGTCGAAGGCGATGGGGGCGGACACGGTGCTGGTGTCGCCGGGACGGAGCACCAGCAGCGCGGCGCGCGCCGTCGTCGTGGTGTAGCCGGCGGCGGCCAGCGTGATGCCGGTCGCGACCGAGACGGCCGCCTGCGCGCCGGTTTGGGTCGCGCAGGCCAGCGCGACGCCGGTGTCCAGGGCGCACTCGGCACGCCAGCTGGCGGCGGCGCTGGCGGCCAGTGCGGCGCCGGCAACCAGGTCGACGGAGGCGGTAAGCCTGGTTGCCGCGGCGGCGGCCAGGTCGACGCCGGTGGCGAGCGATGCGGACGCGCCGCAGCTGGTGGTGGCCACGGCGCCGAACGCGCCGCCGCCGCTGACATCGAGGGCGGCGCTGGCGCTGCTGCGGGTGGTAGCCGTGGCGGCCAGGTTGACGCCGGTGGCCACGGTGGCCGACGCAGCCGTCGGGGTGCTTGCCGAGCATGCCAGGGCGGGGGATGTTGCCAGGGCGGCAGATCCCGATGAGGCTGTCGTGGCGGATGCGGTGATGGCGATGACGGCGGCCAACGCAACCGCTGCCGTCACGGGCGAGGCTGCCGTAGCAGCCAGACCGATGCTCGTCGCGAGCGACACCGAGCCGGTGGCGCTTGTGGCGCCGGAAGCCCCGAGCGCCGCCCCTGCCGCCGCTGCTGCACAGTCGAATGCGGCGCTATCGAACGAGCTGCTGTCAAACGCCGGCATCTACCGACGTTCCGCAGATTCAAACAGGGCGTACATCTGATCCTCGGTCTTGCCCAGCGTGGCGCCGATCTGCAGCGTCATCGCTTCATCCGAAAAGAAGAACGGTGCGCGCGACCAGCCGGCCTGAACCGTCTTGTTCCCGCTGGCCGCGACCGCCATATCGACCCGGTCGTACAAGTCCTGGGCAATCAGTTCCTGCACCAGCTGCCATGCGGTGACGACGATGCGACGGCGCGGCGGCGCATCCTGCAATGGCGCGGGCGTGCCGCCGCCCTGCAGGAATTGCACATACTCGGACAGATCGGCTTGCACGACTCCATCCTTATAAATCGTGCCGCTCGGGTAGGAGATCGACCATTGCGTCATCGTCAAACCTCCGTTTCCACGTACAGGCCGAAGACATCAATGCCCACGCCCAGCGCGGTGCTCATGTTCCCACGGAAGAATCCGGGGTAGATGGCTTGCGTCGCCACCGGCAGGTCGCTAATCACGCTCGCGCGAAACACGTCGCCTGTGTTCAGGCGCGTGACCTGCACCCCGATGCTGCCGCTGTTGGGAGCGCAGTACAGTGCCAGTTCGTACACGTCGGTACCCTGGGTGTTGATCGGGAAGCCCGCCCCGAGGGGGACCTTGGTCGCGATGCCGGTGCCGTCGTTGGTGATGAGCTGCATCACGGTATCGGTACTGTCGTGGCCGATCCCGATCATGTTCACCGCCGCCGATGGCTCGGCCGTGTTCAGCATCGACGATGCCGCCACCATGCCGACGAACATGTTGGCTGTTGCCACGACTGCCGGGTCACTGATGCCGAACCGGAAGACCGCGCGGAAGCCGCCGAAGTTGGCCGCGTTGCCGCGCACGTACAAATTCTGGTTGAAGTAGGCGGCGGCGCGCAGATTCGGGGTGGCGTTGGTGGTCAGGCCGTAACGCGCCGCCAGCGTGAACATGTTCGAGGCGTTGCTGGTGCGGGCATTGAACGTGCCGACGGTGGACAGCGCGCCGCCCATCAGCGACAGCGAGGCGCTGGCGACCGAGGGGATCGGCTGCCACCACAGCGTGCGCCGCTGGCCGAGAAACGGCTGCAGCGCGAAGGCGCGGCCATCGGGCCCAATGAATCCCGGCAGCGCGCCGCCGGCCACGTCGCGCCCCAGCAGCGCGCCCTTGCCGGCGGCGGGAGTAGCCGGCAAGGCCGACGACAACACCATGTTGGCGCCGTTGCCGTCGATCAGGTGATCGCCATTCCACTTCGGGCCATCGACCACATTGGGGTCGCTGCTGGACGACGCAGGTGAGACGAAGGCGTGGGTCAAGCTCATGCGATTACGCGCCCACGGTGTCGGACCACGTGTTGGCGGCGATGGTCGGAGCGGCGTCGCCGTTGTTGATGTTCTTCGGGGCGCTCATGATCGACCAGTGCCACGGGTTGCCGCCGGTGGCCGCATCGAACACGGCGACGCCGACCACCGCGCCGCCGGCCGGGTGCCACTGGGCGGTCGGCGCCGGGAACGCGATCGCGCCGTTGTTCGAGGTCGTGCCGGTGGTGCCGTTCGAGGCGGCGGTGGTGCCGGCGCCCTGGGTGCCGGAGAAGTTGGCCAGCGATGCGGCCACGCCCACCCGGGCGTAGGCGCCGCCGGTCACTTCCGTGAACGTGCCGGCGTCGAGCGTGGCGCTCTGCTCGGTGAACACGGCGGTGCCGTCGGTGATGGCCTCGCCGCGGGCGCCGGTGTAGCCCGGCAGCGCGGCGGCGGTGTTGCCGGCCGTGGTGCACTTGTAGAAGGAATAGGCGGCGCCGATCTTGACGACGGCCGTGTCGTTGAGCGCGTAGGTGGTGGAATTGGCGCGCTCGCCGCGGCTGCAGGTGAACAGCGCGAAGTAGGCGGTGGACGGAGCGCCCAGCGCCTGGCCGCGCCACAGCGCGTCCTTGACCTTGTTTTGTGCGTAGTCGGTGAGTCCGGACATGGTGACCTCGTGGTTGGGGCGTGCGGGCGCACGCCGGTGGTTGGTTAGGAAGTGGCGGGCGCTGCGGAGTCGGCGGCGGGCGGCGTCGGCATGTTCCCGCGCTGCATGAACAGCAGCACATCGAGGATGCCCAGCTCGCGCCACTTCTTGATGTCGGCGGCGATCTCGGCGTACACCTCCTCCGGCTCGTAGCCGCGCTGGCGCAGCTTCTCGCTGGGGCTGGCCAGGCCGGCGCCAATCTCGTCCCGGTCGGCCGCGATGTCCTGCTGGGGGTTGATATAGTCAAATTTTGGCGTGCTGAACTTGACCGTGGCGTCGCGGCTCTTGATCTTGCCGGCGAGGAATGCGGCCTCGACGAAGGCCAGGTGGATCGGCTCGAGCAGCTTGGGGATCAGCACCAGCCACTGCGTCGCCGTGACCGTGCGGCGGAAGTCGAGCAGGCGCACGCGCGCGCTGCTGAAGTTCACGTCCTTCATGTCGCCGAGCAGCATCTCGTACGGCACGCCCATGCCGGCCGCGATGATGTGCAGGTTGAGCTTGACGTAGTCGACGTAGCCGGGCGCCGCCTTCGGCTCGACCACGGTCATGTTCAGCCCGGCCGGCAGGTGGACGATGTTGCCGCCGCCCAGTTCGCCCAAGTCGGTCGGACCACGGCTGGCCGCGCCCTCGCCGAACGAGGCCGGGTTGTCCAGGCCGCTCGCGTCGCCGCTGGCCAGCACGGACAGGCGAGCCTCCTGGTTCTTGCGCGCCAGTTCGGCGTCCTCGTACAGCGACAGGTCGCGGGTCTTGGCGATCACGCGGGATAGGCGCGTGAATCCGCGACCCTGGCCCGGGCGCTCGGGGTTGAACAGGTGGATGATATTCTTGGCCGGCACGCGCTGGCTTTGCGAGCGCCCGCGCGCGACCGCCACGTCGCCGGGGTGCTCGTCCCACAGGTAGTAGGCGGCGACCGCGCCGAGCGCATCGTACTCGATGCCGTTGACGATGCGGTTGCCGTTGCTCGTGTCGGTGCGGGAGCTGTCGAGCCAGTCGATCTCGAGCAGCTGGAGCTGTAGTGGCACCGGCAGCCCGTCGGACGGACGGCGCCAGCGCAGCCGCACCAGCACCTCGCCGTCCTGCTCCATGGCGAAGTAGGCGGCGCGCTGCAGGCCGTAGTAGTCGAAGCGGCCGTCGGAATCGCACACCTTGGCCCAGTCGGCGAACAGCTTGTTGATCGTGTCCTTGTCACGGCCGTCGGCGCGCGGGATGATCCCGGTGCCCACGGTGGCGGTGGCCAGGCCGTCCATGCCGGCCCAGATGTAGGGCACGTTTTGCACCAGGGCGCGCGCCTTGGTGCGCAGGATCCTGGCGTCGGCCTGGTGGTCGGCGTTGGCGCTGGCGCCGGCGCGGCGCGGGCGCCACGGGTCGCGCGGGCTGGCGGCCTCGTAGGCGCGCTCGAGGCGGCGCCGCGCGAAGTGGCGCGCCAGGCCGGCGTGGGGGTTGATCCAGCCGACCAGGCGGTCCAGCACGTTCGCCATCAGTCACCCCTCGTGGTGGTGAAGCGGAAGCCGAACACGCGCGGGCCGCGGTTCAGGGACGCGCCCTGGTTGACGACGCGGGCGACGTGGTCGCGCGCGCGGATCAGGGCGTCGGTGGTCTGGAAGCGCTGGCGGCGGCCGTCGAACTCGACCTCCAGGGTGCCGGAGGCGATCGCTTTGTCGAGGGTGTCAAGGTCTGCTTGGGTGAGGGCCATGCCGCCGAGGGTACCGGGGCGGCTGTCTCAATTCCAAGAAAACTGAGACGTTATTTGGCGGCGCCGGCCTGCTTGAGGATGCGGTAGACGGTGGCGCGGCCGATGTTCAGGCGCCGCGCGATCTCGGTGGCGTTGCGCCCGTCGAACAGCTTGAGCACCTCGCGGACCAGGCGCTGCCGGTCGGCCTCCGAGCGCCGCGAGATGTACACCTGGTTGCCGCTGAACTCGCGCCGCAGCTCGTCCTTGACCTTGGCCGCGCGCGGGGCGAACTCGGGGAACTCGGTCACCAGGTAGTCGAAGATGGCGTCGAACAAATCCTCGTTCTCGACGATCTCCTGACCGATCACCATTCCCTCCCGGCGCGGCGGCGTGGTGCGGGGGTCGACTGCGGCTGGTTCGGTGTCTGCCATGGTGTGGATGGTTGGGCTGGGGTGGGCGCCTCGACGGCGCTCTGGGCGGCCTCGGCCTGCACGGCGGGCTGCGGTTGCTGGAACAGGTCGGGCGTATCCGGGTCGATGAATTCGCGCAGCTGCTGCCACTGGTGCGCGGTCTTCTTGTGCAGGCCGAGGTAGTAGGCGCAGGCGACCGAATACACCATCACGTCGCCGGCCTCGTTGCGATCACTTTTTTTCTTGTCCCAGATATGGATCTTGCGACCGCGCTTGAACACGGCGACGCTGTATTCGGCGGTCAGCTGCTCGTAGTACTCTTTCGGCAGATCGGACGAGAAGTGGATCGCGCCGGGCCCGCTGGCCAGCTTGTAGCGGGTCGCCAGATAGTCCTTGGCGGTGTCGGTACCGATCCACCACAGCTTGACGCCCGCAGGAATGGTCTGGCCCATCCAGTTCACGTCCATCATCGAGGGCTTGCTGCCGATGATCGGCTTGTTGTAGCGCGACTCGCCCTTGATCGCGAAGATGTGCCGGTGCTGGCGAGTGCGGCAGAAATTGTAGACGTCGTGGGTGTTGGCGCCGCCCGAGTCGATGAAAGCCGCCGAAATCGGCAGCGTGCGGCCGCCGGCGTGCTTGTACCGGCCCAGCAGCAGCGCGTCGAGCTTGTCCTGGGTGGACTGGTCCGATGGCGAGCCCTGCACGATCTGGTAGTCGACGATCCATCCTTCCATGCCCTCGCCCCACGCCACCACCTTCATCTCGAAGCGGTCCGGCTGGGTGTCGACCGCCGCGGTCAGGATCAGGCCACCCTTCGGCACCGTGCCCAGCTTGTAGGGCTCGGCGCGGTCCTGCAGTTCCTTGGCCTTGGTCTGTTCCTTCTTGCGCTCCCAGCTGCGCGCCAGGCGCGTGTTGTAGAACGTGATCATCAGCTCGTCGCTGCCCTCCTCCAGCTTCTTCGCAGCGGCCCGGTATTCCTTGAGCAGGCCCAGCCAGGGGAACCAACCGTACGGCAGGAACAGGGCGTTGATGGTGAAGCTCTCGGTCTCGCCGTCGCCCGCCACGCCTTCGGTCCAGGCGCCGCGCTCGAACATCCTGGTCTTGTCGGTCTCGTACATGAACACGCCGCAGTCGATGCACGGGTACCTCGCGCGCCCGTCCTCGCCCTTCTCGAGGCGTTCGAACACCAGGGTTTGCGGGTGGCCGCAGTGCACGCAGTCGGCCAGCGCCTCGCGCTGGGTGCCCTTGAGGAACAGGGTCTCGACCGCGGATGCATCCTTGGTCGTCGGCGAGCTGGGGTAGTAGGTCTTCTTGTTGCGCTCGAACGAGGTCTGGCGCGCCTCGGCCAGCGCGGCGGTGTCACCCTCGCCGTCGACGTTCGAGTCGGCGCGGTCGATCTCGTCGTACAGCACGTAGCGGCAGGACAGCTCCGACAGGTTGGCGGCCGCGCCCGAGGTCACGATGGTTAGCGCCCCGCCCTCGTACTCCTTGGTATCCATCGTGTTGACCGCGTCGCGCGCCCGCGGCACCGCGACCCGCTCGCGCAGCTGGGGCACCGCGGCGATGGTCTTGTCGATGCGCTTGCTGGCGCGCTTGGCCAGCTTGCCGGTCGGCAGGATCCACAGGAAATTCGACGGCGCTTGGTGCACGGTCGAGCCGAACCAGTTCAGGCCCACTTGGGTCTTGAGCATCTGCGACGCGCCCATCACCACGACCCGCTTGCAGGGATGGATGCCCGACAACGCGCGCATCACCTCCCTCGCGTGCGGCGTGCGGCTCGAGCGGTACTTGCCGTACTCGCTGGCGCCGGCGGTCTTTGGGATGATCATGTACTTGTCGGCCCACTCGTCGACCGGCAGGTTTGGATCAGGACGCAGCCCGCGCCCGAAGGCGGAGCGGACGGTACCGATGGCGGGGGCAATCATCATCCCTCGATCGCTCCCTCTACCGACAGGCCCAACTGCGCCTCGAACAACTGCGCCATGCTTTCGAGCAACGCGATGTGCTCGCGGTCGATGACAGCCTCGCAGGCCTCGGTGGTCGTGCACGCTGCGACCTCGGCAGCAATGCGCCGCGAGCAGTTGATCAGACCGTCCCGAAGCCCGCGCGCGATCTCGAACACCGAGCCCTCGACATCACTCTTGACCAGGAACTTCCCCGCCATCTCGGCCAGCTGCATCTCCGCCTTCGCTGCCTCCGCCGCCTCCCGACGCGCGCGGCTGGTTTCGTACCCTGGTACCTTCGCTTTCACCTCCGCACCTCCCGCACCCGCCGCGGCAGCGGGAACCGCAGATTCAGCCAAGGGGGCGGTGCCCTCCCCCTTAGTGCGCTTCCTGGTGTTTTTCTCGTACAGGTGCGTCGCGTAGTCCGGGTCGACCTTCTTATCCGTCACCGGAATTCCGCAACGCTCGATCGCGTCGTACGCGGACTGGCGCGAGATACCCACCAGCTTGGCCCACTCAGCGATACTTGTCAGGTTTGGCATCCGTTTTGGTACTTGTCAGGTTATTTGTCAGGAAATGTTTTGGGCACCGGCTAGTGTTTTTCCGGGGCCTGAATTACCCTTGCTGGGCAGGGGCTGGGAAGAACCTAACCCCGGGGGGCTCCCGGCCGACCGGCCGGGCGGCTACCCACCCCGGGTCAGGCCGGGGCCCGCTCTGCCGCCAGGCGGCAGAGGAAGGCGGCCAGCGACTCGCCGGCGCCCTGCTCCATCTCGGCCACGGTCTGTCCGTCCCTGCGCACCTCGAGGATGCCGTCGGACCACAGGGCGCAGCGGTAGACGGGCCGCACCGCTCCCGCTTGAACGGGAACGATCTCGACGGGCCGCTGCTCGGGCATGGCAGGTGGCGTCGGCACCGGTTCCGATGGCTCGTTGGCGTCAGCGAATACCGGCACCTGGAGATGGGGTTGTGCCGGCTGGTCTACAGCAGGCTGCGGCTGGGGAGCAGCAGCAGGCGCCGGAGGCCCGCCGGCGGCAGCCTTCGCGCCCAGCTTCCAGTCCCTGCCGTCCCTGACCAGGCGGCCATCGGACAGCGCCACGCGCAGAGAGGTCGACGCGTTCTCGTTCGGCTTCAGGCCCATGACCACGTGCAGCTCGTAGGACGATGCGGTACCACGCTCGCGGACGAAGGCGATCGCGCGGTCGGTCTTGTTCAGGTCCGCGTGGGCTGCGGCGAACTGGGCAGCAGCGGCCTTGACGGCGATCGGCTTGTAGGCGTCGGACGCCATGAACCTGGCCGACAGGCTGTAGAGCTGGCAGGCGTTGCCGGCCGGCGAGGTGCCGGGTTCGGCGACCACGTCGCCGACAGCGATCATGCCGGCCAGCGAGGCCTGCACGTCCACCAGGTCGACGTCGAGCCAGTCGGCCAGCTGGACGGCGCGGCATTTCGGGTTCTGGGCAACTCTTTCGAGGATGGCTTGGTCGTTCATGTGATGCCTTTCGATGTGCCACCCTCAGGGCCGGGCGGCGTGGCGTTGTTTGTCTTACGGACGGGATCTTTCCGGCGTTCACCGGGGCCAAGGTCTGGTTGGCTCCACTCCTGCTCGGCGCAGCGGCTTCCTACGCAACAGCTTGCAAAACCAGCTGGTATGGGGCTCGCCTTCTTTCAGCATCCCGCACCAGTCGCACCAGTAGCGGCATGGCGGTGGCGGCGGTGGGGGCGGTGGCCTCTTGGAAATCGGCTTTGGGTTCGGTTGTTTCTGCGGCATATCGTCTGGTCCCCTGGTGTTAGCGCAGCCGGGCGGTGGCGATGGCCTTGGCGACGGCGTCGTTGAAGTGGACCGGGAAGCGCGCTGTGGCGGTGGCCTGGCCGATCTCGAAAAACTTCCAGCGCTGGCGGTACTGGACCGACGAGACGAAGATGAAGACCGGGCGCACCGCGCTGCCGTGGGCGAAGCGGCGCTTGAGGTAGATGCCCGGCCCCAGGCCGCGGTGCTTCTGGGCCAGCGCGAAGTAGGTGACGCCCTGGCGCGCGATGGTGCGGTTGGACCTGGCGCTGCCGGTGGCGCGTGATTCGTGGCCGGCGCCGCGCTGCACCTTCAGCTGCGACAGGATCTGGGTGATCTGGCTGCGCTTGACGTTGCCGTTGCCGTCGAGCTGGGCGCCGGCGGCGGGCACCGCGTACCAGCCGGCCGGCATCAGCCCGTTGCGCTGCAGGAGGCGCTCCATCCCCTTCTGGCTGCGGCTGCCGCCGTAGATGTGCGGCAGCAGGAAGCGGTCGGCCGGCGTGCCCTTGCCGAACGGGTTGTCCTTGACCCAGACCCGCGCCTCGAGGTTGGTCCTGGTGGCCGGCTTGACGAACAGGCCGCCCAGCGCGTACGGGGTCGGGCGGTCGAACACGCGCCCCATCTCGGCCACTTCGGCTTTCTTGACGTCCTGGACGGTGCGGGTCAGCGAGAGGGCGGCGACGAACGGCGCCTGGCGGCCCAGCTCCTGCAGGCGCGCGGCGATATCGGGGAAGTTGTCCTTCACGTTCAGCTTGAACATGCCTGTCTCATCCTTTATGCAGCCGTTTCCGGCTTGTTTTCCAACCCTGCAACGCTGGAACCCGCATGAACACTCGTTTCCAGCAGGGTATGCACGGTTGCAGGGTTGCTTTATGTAGTCCCGGCAAAAAACATGCACGCCAACCAAACACAACAATTCGCGCCTATGTGCGCCACACCGCGCAAACCCTGCCTACCCTGCTGGAACGCAGCATCCATGCGGCTTTCGGCGTTGCAGGGTTGGGCCGCAACCCTGCTCAACCCTGCAACGCGCCGTCCGCACGGATGTCGGCCAAGTCGCGGAACTTCTTGATCTGCTCGTCCAGGGTGCCGGGGTAGTCGTGGTTATCGATGACGAACACCATGCGGGTGGCCTTGGGCTTGTTGCCGACCACGACCGGCTTCTTGCTCTTGGTCTCGCGACTGGCGATCAGGCCGGCGAACTTGCACAGCGTGAGCGGCTTCTCGCCGCTCCTGTCGCACCAGCGCTTGTACATGATGTACAAGTCCTCCGAGAGGCAGGAGCAGTACGGGGCGTCGAGGTAGCCGTCCTTCCAGGCGCGGTGGAAGCTCATCCAGCTGTTCAGGCCGAACTCAATGACGCGTTCCTTGGCCAGCGTCATCGGCGGCTTGGTGTGTTCGTTGAAGCCGTCCAGCGGCAGCGTCAGCAGGAAGTGGTAGAACGCCTCGCAGCCGCCGGCCGCGATCGCGGCCTGCACCGCGTCGTAGAATTCCTTGTCCTGCTTGCGGCGCGCCTCAATCACCATGAAGCGCCTATCCTCCAGTTCGATCGGGATCGGCTGCGGCTCGTTGGACAGGAACGCGCTGTTCATATGGTTGCGCTCGTCGCGTTCCGGCAAGTTCTTTTGATTGATGCTCATCGACTTGCCGGTGATCATGTACTTGAGCGTGCCGTTGTGGCTGTAGCGGTCGTCGCGCGAGAGCACCTCCTCGAACAGCATGAACAGCTTGCGGCTGCGCCAGGCGGTGAACGACGAGTCCAGCTGGTGCTGACTGGCCACGCCGCCGTACTCGCCGTAGATCGGCAGCATCACGTCCTGGAAGAACAGCGACTTGCCGGTACCCTGCTTCTCGCCGAAGACCAAGAGCGCGGTCTGCATCTTGGCGCCGGGGTGCTGGAGCGGGTAGGCCAGCCAGCGCAGGATCCACTCGACGCATTCCTCGACTTTGTCTTCGGCCTCGCACAGCGAAGCGAGGAGCGCGAGGATCGGGGCGACCAGCTCGGGCCGATCCTTGGGGGTGAGGGGCCATCCTCCGAAGATGTTGACGTGGATGACCGGATCGGCCTGCTGGGTGGGGTCGAACACCAGGTTCTTGGCCTCGATGGTCTTGCGCTGGGCGTGCTCCTGCCACTTCGAGGTCAGTTCGGCGGTGTAGTCGGCGCGCACCGCGCCCAGCGACATGACCTGCTGGCCGATCGCGTCCCACACCGTTTCGGTGCCGCGCAGCAGGGTCAGGTTGTCGAGCATCTCGCCCAGCTTGCCGCCCCCCGCACCCCCTTCGACGGCTCGCCCGCCGACCAGGGTGGGCAGGGTCTCGCGCAGGATGGTGCGGCGCTTCGGGTCCTTCTCCCACTGGGTGGCCAGTTCCTTGCCGACCCACGCCGTGAACGCCGAGCGCTTCAGGCGCTGCTTGCGCAGGCCGTCCCAGACGTCGGTGGTGGGATAGATCAGGCAGAAGTGCGACAGCAGGCCTTCGAGCGTCGGCACCCGCATTGCACTGGCCGGCTCTTCCCCCGCGGGAGGTGCCGGAGGGAGCGGCGCCGCGTCGACGTAGTCGGGCACCGCCACGGGCGCGTGCTCGACGGCCGGCGAGCCGCCGGCAGCGAGGGCGCGGGAGCGCGCGGCCAGCACCTGGAAGCGCACCACGTCGAGCGATTCGGCCAGGAACAGGTCGTTGAAGTCGGACCATTTGTCGTCCAGGCGGTCCGCGAAGCACGGCCAGACGACCGAGGCGTTTCCAATGTCGGCCGCAGCGGCGCGCGCGCATGAAATGCCGGCGTTCTTGAAGGTGCGGGTCTTGACCGAGCGGCCGGCACGGATGTCGGCCTCGATGTAGTCGGTGCCGGTGCTGTCGCTGCGCCAGCGCGCACATACGGTGACGATGTCGCCGCTGGCCGCTTCCAGCCGGTGGTCGGCGCCGTCGACCTGCGGCTCCCAGGTGACCTCGTAGTCTTCGAGCAGGGCCTCGCGCAGGCGCGCCAGCACGCGCATGTCGTCGTCGGCCAGGAACAGCAGGTGCGCGGCGGGGAAATCGCGGCGCAGCTGGCGCGCCACGGCCAGCAGGTTGCCGGCGTTGAAGGCGACCATCACCGGCAGCTGGTGGCCAGTGGCCATGCGCACGGTCTGGCCGGTGGCGTAGCCTTCGGCGATGCCGATCAGGGGCGTGCTCTCGTTGACCTGGCCGAGCAGGCAGCAGGCGCCGATCATGTCCATGCCTTTGCTGAAGCGCTTGGCGCCGTCGGGGCGGATCTTCTGCAGGCCGGCCAGCACGGCGCCGTCGCGGCTGTACTTGCGGGCCGGGACCAGCAGCATGCCCTTGTCGTCGACGCGGGTGCATTCCGACCCGATGCGCTTGCGCTCCAGGTAGCCGTGCGTGGACGCTTCGAGCGCGGCTTTCCACTGCTCGCGCGCGCGGTTGGCCGCCAGTTCGGCGTCGCGCCGCTTCTGCTCGGCCTCGGCGCGCTGGTGTTCGGCCTGCTTGCGCTCGGCCTCGGCGCGCTCTTCCGCGCTCACGCCCTCCCAGTCGATCGAGACTGGGATCGCATTGTTGTCGGTGCCCTGCCAGGTGCCGAAGCTGCCGGTCACCACGCACTTGCCGTTGTTGAGCGTGAGCTCGCGCAGCACGTACCACGCCTTTTTTTTCGGGCCGAAGCGGTACACCTTGCCGTCGAGCAGCGGGTGACCGGTCGGCAGCAGCGGCAGGCCGGCGGCCTGCATCTGGTCGATGACCTGGCTAAGCGTGGCCATCGCCCGCCCCTTCCGCTTCCAGCTGGGCCAGCACGCTTTCGTAGTGCTTGCGGATGTGGCGCTTTTCCGTGGCCGGGCGGATGCGCTCGACCGGGTCGGCGCACAGTCCATGATCTTGCTCAGCGGTAGACGCTGGACGCGGTGCTAGAGTTTGCTCGACGCTGGGGGAGTTCATCTCTTCTTTTTGCAGGTCAAAAATTAATCGATGCGGCGCACGGCGCCGGACAGCGCGCGGATCTCGGCGACCGGCAGGCCGAATGTCTCGTGCACGTTGAGGATCAGGCTGGGGCCGAGCGGGACACGCCCATGGCGCAGGCGGCTGATGTTGGTCGGTTCCAGCTCCAGCACGGCGGCCAAGGCGCTGTCGGAGCGCAGCCCGTGGCGAATCTTGAGCTCGTCGAACAGGCGCGCCGCGCTGCCGCGCGTGCACACCACCAGCGTGTCGACCGGCAGCATGCTCATCGCTCGGCCATCCCCGCCACGCGCGCGAATACGCCTTCGAGCGCGCGCTCGGTGCGCTTGACGGCGTCGTGGATGCGCCCCAGCTCGGCCTTGGTGATGCGCCCGTCCTCGAGCGCCTTCATGATCTCGGTCCCGACCTCGCCGTTGGTCGACCATACCTTGGCGACCAGTTCCAGCAAGGCGGTGTCGGAGGCGCCCGCCTCCTCGATCTCGACGCAGACGAAGCCGTGGTTCTTGGCCAGCGCGTGCAGGATGCTGTAGTCGCGGGTCAAACCCATGATGCGGTCGGCCTCGACCAGGAGCGGCTTGTTGGCCTCCATGTTCGGGTTGGCCTTGTTGCGCAGCACTGCGGCTGACATGCCCAGGCGCACCGCCAGCGCTTCGCAGCCGCCGACGGCGTTGTGCACGGTGTTGTAGAAAGCGTCGAGCAGGTTCATGCGTTCTGGCCCTTTTTGAATGAAGCTTTTGATAACGTTTGGAAATAAACTTTGAGCAACTTTGGAGATGCTCATGACAGTTCAATCTCGTTCGCTACAAAAAAATTTCCTGCCAGCAATAATGAAGCCGAACTTCAGGGCGACCGTGGTGCGGGCCGCAGTCCTGCGTCAGAACGGCGCGGTGGTGTTGCTGGTGACGCTAAGGCGGGCCGGCCGCAAGGTCGTCCTTGCGGCGGTGCGGACGGGGCAACGCTGGCGCATCGTCCTGGTCGCAAGCGCCGACTGGATCGCCCTCGCCGCCGGGCGCAAGCCACACGTCCGGGCGCAGCGAGTGCAGCGTCAGCTTGGGCTCGGCCGTCACCAGCGCCCGGCACAACGCGGTGCCGGGGCGCCGGTGGCCACCCGCGATCAGGTAGAAGTACCCGACCGACGACTTGACGCTGGCGGCCAGGCGCTCGCGCTCTGCGCTGCTTGCTTGCCTGAGATAACTTTTCATGTCCATGCCAGCACTTTACCAAAAGGATAAACAACGAGCAAGCGCTGTTTATCCATTTGATTATTTATCTTTCTGATAAAAAAATGGATCATCCCGAGATGGATCGAGAACATACCCGCCGCGAGAACGCACGCCACCTTGCGAGGCAACACGACGGCCTCGCGGAGTTTGCGCGCCGGCTGGAGATGAGCAATTCGCAGGTGAGCCAGATCATCGGCAAGAACCCGACGAAAAACATCGGCAATAGCATTGCCAGGAGGATTGAGGAGGCTTACGGCGTCGGCCGCGGCTGGCTCGACGTGCCGCACGGCCAGCCGGGCGAAGCAGAGCCGGACGAGGCGGTGGAGCGACCGGCAGTGGAGCGACCGGCAGCACTGACGCCAGAGCGGCCACGGTTGACGCTGGTGACCACGGAGGAACTGGACTTACTTGAGCAGTACCGGCTTTCGGACGGACCCGGCCGCGATGCCATCCGGACCATGGCCGGCCGTACCCGCAAGCGGAGTATCGAGGAGGTTCTGCGTGACCAGGCGCAGTCTGGTTGAGGGACGGGGCGCCGGGTACAGTCTGGCGTAATCCTCGGCGAAGCCAAGGATCAGGAGGCGCGCCTCCTCGTTCATTGCAAAGTACGCCGCAGCATACCGGTCAAAGTTGTTCATTTCCTGTGATTAACGATTCATTCGTTAAAGCACTATATGGGGTAGGACAATACCTACAAGCGAAGAACAGCCCGCGTTTCCACCGCCAATTACTGAACGAAAAGTAACAGAAACTCACTGCGCACTATGAAAATGGATGCTGCCGACGCGCGCATGCTCCCCAAGAAAAAGATGAGTGGCTTCAAAGTGAAGCCACCTTGATCGCTGGCGTTTTCGGGCGCGTAAGAATCGCGCGATGAAAAAAACAGCAGCCCCAAGAAAAGCAGGAACGACGACCGTGCGCTTGCCGCCCGACCTACACAGCGAGATCAAGGACGCGGCAGCCCGGGCCGGGCATTCGATGAATGCCGAAATCGTGGCGCGCCTGGCCGCCCAGCCGCGCGACATCACCCTGAGCGACATCGCCCGGCAAAACGCCCGGATGCAGTTGATGCTGCAGAAGTTGATTGACGCGCTATGCTAGGGGCCACCCGCCCCACCCAATGCTGTAGTCCCTTGGCTTCACAACAACGATAACGAGGAAAACGATGCCGCTCATGCCCTGCCCCGCCTGTTCGACCGAGGTATCCGACGCCGCGCTTGCCTGTCCGCGCTGCGCCCATCCGCTCAATCCCGCACCGGCCACGCGCCCGGTCACGGTTGAGCAAACGTCGAAGAAATACAAGAAGGCCCAGGTGTTGAGCGTGGCCATGCTGGTGACGGCGACGCTGCTGCTGGTCAGCTCGGGTGGCGTGGGCACCGCGCAGGTCGGGCTGGGTACCGTGATGTTTCTCGCCGGCCTGGTCGTCTATCTTTACTCCCGCGTTGGCGCTTGGTGGAACAACGGCTGACGACCGCCTGCACCGCTCCGAGATAGCCCGCCGCGCGCGGGCTTTTTTACGCCCGTAGCAAGCCCACACGCAAGGCCAGCCCGCGCCACCATCCGGCCTGGAGCAAGGTCGGGGCGGGTCACGCGCGCCAACTTAATCTTTTTGATAAATTTGAGTTGACTTCGTCTTTATCTTTTTAGTAAAGTAGGGACATTGCCCCACATCAAAGACCGGAGCCTCGCATGTTTCCCTTCCGAATCACCGCGCGCACCCCCACCCACTGCATCCGCTACAGCGCGCTGGCCCCGTCCAGCAGCCAGGCCGCGCTCGACGCCGCCGAGCTGTTCGGCGATACGCCGTGCGGGATCACCGTCACTTGCCACGGGGTGGGCCGTGCAGCTTGACGACTACAAAAAAGAAATCCGGGAAGAATTCCGGATGAACGACCCGCGCTACAAGCTCGAGTTGCATCTGCACCGGGACAGCTATCAAGGGTCAAGCGGACCTGTCTTGACGTGCTCCCTCTACGCCACGCTCAAGCCGGTAGCAGATGACAATCGCGCGCCCACGATGCGGGCGTCCATGTTCCTGACGAGCGGTGAAGACTTCGGCGGTGAATACGTGTACCTGGTCATGTCTCATACCGGCGTCCGCCTCAGCTTCAAACATCAGGAGGTCGGAAATATCCGCAGCGACGAACGGGACCGGATCCATGCCCTGCTGCTCGAGCTCCGTGGTGTTGATTACAGATTCACGCCTGACCTGTTCGGGTTCCTGAAAAAGGACGGCTCGGACGTGGAACAGCGGTTTTCCCTGAATTTCCCCGTCATCGAGGCTAACCATGACAACGGCTAGACAACTGCGCCAGGCGCTCCTGTCCTGCGCGGCCGACGCCACCAAGGCTGAGCCGGCGAACGTCGAGTACCGCCTGCATTCGTTCGTCGCCAAGCTGTCGGGAAGCATGGCGTCCATGGGCGAGCCGGAACTCGACAAGGCCCTGTGGGCGCTGTTCGGGTCGCAGCACCCCGACGAGCGGCCGGACACTCAGGCCGCCGTCCACGCCGTGCACTGATCCCATGCCAGCGCCGCGCCCGCTCCCCGACCGCGCCGCGCTGGAAATCGCTCGTCTCCAGCTGCGCACGTCGATGCCGCTGGACGAGATGCTCAAGAACCCGACCCTGCAGATCGTGCTGGGGACGGTCGCCCGCCGGCACATGCAGCGCCGCGACCGGGTGGATGTGAAGAAGCTGCAGGCCAACGACAACGATTAATTTTTAGAAAGCTACCCATGATCAAACTCGGTCAGAAGGTCCGCGACGCCATCACCGGCTTCGAGGGCATCGCCACCGCCAAGGTGGAGTACATCAACGGCTGCGTGCAGTTTGGCATCCAGCCGCAAGCGACGGACGGCAAGATGCCGGAGTCGGTCTATCTCGACCACCAGCGCCTGGTTGCGGTCGGCGACGGCCCTGCCCTTCCCTCGTCCGACACTGGCGGCGCGATGCGTGACGCGCCGCCGGCCTCGTACCGCGGCTAAACCCACCCCTGCAACGAAAGGACCCCGACTCCCATGGGTACCAAAGCCTTTGCCGTGTTTTTGCAGGAGGTACGCGACGGCCGCGTACATGCGGAGCTGAGCAGCCAGCTGGACGAGCTGCTCACGAAAGTGAAGGAGACCGGCAAGGGCGGCTCCATCACGCTCAAGCTCAAGATCAAGCCCGCCGGGCGCGGCGCCGACGTCGACAAGGTGGTGATCTCCGACACCACCACGGTCGACCTGCCGCAGCCGGATCGCGGCGAGGACTTCTTCTGGCTCACCGAGAGCAACGACCTGTCGCGCAACCATCCGCGCCAGCATTCGCTCGAGCTGCGCGACGCCAGCACCACCACCCCCACCACCTTTAAGGAAGCACAGTCGTGAACGACAACAACAACGAAGCGGCAGGCCTGGCGATCGGGACCGTAGCCGCAGCCCAAGAGCACCTCCACCTGGACGCGACCGCGATCGAGCAGATCGGCGCGCTGTCGCTGGCCGCCAACGCCGCGCAGGAAGTCGGCCGCACCACCCACCTGGTGATCCCGAAGGACCACCGCCACGTCGACCTGACGGACCTGATCGAGAAGGCCGAGCCGGCGCCGTACCGCAAGCATGGCACCGTCCAGCTGGGCGACCTGGCCAGCTTCAATGTGTTCGTGGTCGACCAGGGCGACCCGGTCAACACCTACGTCTACGCCGACCCCGAGACGCGCACCCTGACCGCCGTGCTGAACGACCAGGCCAAGGACACGGCGGTGGCCGGCTGGCGCGACTTCCGCGCCGTCTACACCGCCGAGCTGAGCCGCGAGTTCGCCGCCTGGTACGGCAAGAACAAGAAGGTGATGGAGCAGGAAGAGTTCGCGGTGTTCATCGAGGACAACATCGCCGACGTGGTCGAGCCGTCCGGCGAGATGCTGCTGCAGGTGGCGCTGACGCTGCAGGCCAAGACCGAGGTGAACTTCAGCAGCAGCAAGCGCCTGGACAACGGCCAGGTGCAGCTGACCTACAGCGAGACCATTGATGCCCGCGCCGGCACCGGCCTGATCGAGATCCCGAACCGCTTCGCGATCGGCGCCCGCCTTTTCAAGAACGGCGAAGGCTACAAGGTCTATGCGCGCCTGAAGTACCGCCTGGGCGGCGGCAAGCTCAAGTTCTGGTACGAGTTGGACCGCCCGGAGAACGCGATCGAGGATGCGTTCCAGGCCTACATCAACCACGCGCGCGAGGCCGGCTTCACCGTCCTCATCGGCAAGCCGTAAGCGCACGATGTCGCCGCTGATGAACGCCTGGATTCCCGTCACCGAACGCCTGCCAGACGACGAGACCCTGGTGCTGGTCGCGCTGACCTACCAGGAAGTGTGGACCGGCTACCGCGACGGCGACGTGTGGCGCTACGTCAGCGCCGACATCATCGCCGAGGAACTCGTGACCCACTGGATGCCGATGCCCGAGCCGCCAGAACAACAACCATCACCCACCCAAGAAGGAGAAGACGTGAAAACCCAAGATGACATCCCTGCCGTGCCCGGCACGCCCTTCGCTGGCGGCTTCTACGCCGGCCGCATCCTGATCGCCGGCGCGCTGCACGCGCTGATCGTCGCGCCCAAGGCCGAAGGGGAGCGCGAGGGCGCCTGGCTCGCCTCCGAGCGCCGCGTCGCCGGCGCCGACAGCTACTGCGACGGCATGCACAACACGGTTGCGATGCTGGACGCCGGCAGCGAGCTGGCGCAGTGGGCCCGCGGCCTGGACATCGGCGGTCACACCGACTGGTACCTCCCCAGCCAGGACGAGCTCGAGATCCTGTACCGCAGCCTGAAGCCGACCGCCGAGACCAACACCCTGTACGGGCGCTCGGGCCTGAACGCGGCGGCCGTGCCACCGACCTTCGCATACAGCCGCGAGCTGCCGGCGCAGACCACGGCGCCGGGCTTTGCCGATAACGGCGAGCAGGCCTTCGCCGACACGTGGTACTGGTCGAGCACGCAGCACGCTGCCGACGACGTCTGTGCCTGGAGTCAGTACTTCGGCTACGGCTACCAGGGCACCAGCCTCATTTCGGCCAGCCTCCGCGCTCGCGCGGTCCGCAGATTGCCCATTTAACCCTTCATCCATTTCAGGGTAACTGATCATGAAAAAAGCACAAGAACTTCAGCAGCCGGGCGGACCCGTCGCCGGACTGGCGGCCAGCAAGGCGCAATGGATCGCGGAAAACCTCAAGCCGGGCGAACTGTACGCCGGCCTGATCCTTGGGCAGGACGGCCAGCCCGACCACCACCTGGTACTGCTGCCTGGTACGGCGGAGGGCGTGACCTGGGCGGCCGCGAAGGACTTTGCGGCAAAAGCCGGCGGCGAGCTGCCGACCCGCCGCGAGCAGGCGTTGCTGTACGCGAACCTGAAGCACGAGTTCAAGTCCGCGGCGTACTGGTCGGGCGAGCAGCACGCTGCCATCGGCGTCTGTGCCTGGATTCAGTTCTTCGACTACGGCAGCCAGGACGACTACTTCAAGTCGGCCAGCCTCCGCGCTCGCGCGGTCCGCAGATTAATCATTCAGTAATTTAGCCCTTTCTCAGCATGGCACTCCATACCCAGCTGCCGATCTACAAGGCTGCTTACGACCTCCTCGACGTCGTCACCGACCTCGCCAAGAACATGCCCCGCGACTTCAAGGCATCGATTGGCGGGGCGATGCGCGACGAGGTGGTCAAGATCACGATCCTGGTCTTCCGCGCCAACACCGCGCAAGACAAGGCGCCGCACCTGCAGGGGCTCATCGAGCGGCTGCAGGTGGCGGAGCTGCTGCTGCGCCTGTCGCAGGACAAGCGCCTGATCTCGGTCAAGCAATACGCCCGGGCGGTCGATCTGACCACCAGCATCGGCAAGCAGGCCACTGGATGGCGCCGCCGCTCCGCAATGTCGCCCGCTTCCTGATGGTCACGGCCACCATGACTGTGCGAACTTTTAATCTGGTCGTGCCGCTGGCCCACAAGGCCACCGCCATGCGCACCGCAGATACCACCCGACCTAGTTCGGGAAGGTCTGGCGCAGTTTCCCCGCTGATCGGCCGCTGCGGCCTTCGGCGGGGCGATGTAGATAGCACGAATACACGCAGCACGCTGCCAACGACGACTATGCCTGGAATCAGAACTTCAACAACGGCAACCAGAACAACAACAACAAGTCGGCCAGCCTCCGCGCTCGCGCGGTCCGCAGATTATCCCGGCAGCCCCCATGCTGATTTTTCTTTCGAGGAGCTGGTGCAGGCCTACCTCGACTGCCGCAAGACCAAACGCAACTCGGCCAGCGCCGCCGCCTTCGAGCAGGACCAGGAGCGCAACCTGGCGCGCCTGCGCGACGAACTGGCCGACGGCAGCTACTGGCCCGGCCGCTCGATCTGCTTCATCATCACGCGCCCCAGGCCGCGCGAGGTATGGGCGGCCGACTTCCGCGACCGGATCGTGCACCACCTGCTGTACAACCGCATCGCGCCGCGCTTCTACGCCTCGTTCATCAGCGACACCTGCGCCTGCATCCCGGGCCGCGGCACGCTGTACGCGGCCCGTCGCCTGGAAGGCAAGATCCGCACCGCCTCCCAGAACTGGAGCCGGCCGCTGTGGTACCTGAAGTGCGACCTGGCCAACTTCTTCGTCTCGATCGACAAGCGCGTGCTGTGGCGCCAGATCGCCGCCCGCGTAACGGAGCCTTGGTGGCTGTGGCTGGCCGGCGTGATCCTGTTCCACGACCCGCGCGCGGACTACGAGCTGCGCGGCGAACGCCGGCTGGTCGAACTGGTGCCGCCGCACAAGCGCCTGGCCAGCCAGCCCGGCCACCTCGGCCTGCCGATCGGAAACCTGTCGTCGCAGTTCTTCGCCAACATCTACCTCGACGCGCTCGACCAGTACGCGAAGCACCAGGTGCGCGCCCGCCATTACGTGCGCTACGTCGACGACTTCGTTCTGCTGCACGAGTCGCCGCAGTGGCTGAACGCGGCCCTGGCCAGCATTGAGGCGTTCCTGCCCACGACGCTGGGCGCCAGGCTGAACCCGAGCAAGACGATCCTGCAGCCGGTGGCGCGCGGCGTCGACTTCGTCGGCCATGTGATCAAGCCCTGGCACACGCGCACCCGCCGGCGCACTGTCGGGCAGGCCGTCGAGCGCCTGCGCACCATGGACGACAGCATGGTGTACGCCGCGGCAAACAGCTATCTCGGCCTGCTGCGCCAGTCGGACAGCAGCCATGCTGACCGCGCCCAAGTCGCGCGCGCGGTCCTGAGGCGCGGCCATGCCGTGAATCGGTCGTTTACCAAAACCCACCGGAAGCCCGCATGAAACGTGACGCCTTCACGCTCCCCCTCGGCTTCGGCCACGAGCGCATCGCCGACAACTTCGCCGGGGGCGGCGGGGCCAGCGAGGCCATCCGCCAGGCGTTCGGGCGCGATCCGGACATCGCCATCAACCACGACGGCGAGGCGCTGTGCATGCACGAGGCCAACCACCCGACCACGCGCCACTACCGGGAGGACGTGTTCCTGATCGACCCGCGCCGCGTGATCGGCGACGGGCCGCTGGGCGCCGCCTGGTTCTCGCCGACCTGCACTCACTTTTCCAAGGCCAAGGGCTTCAACATCCTCGACCAGAAGACGCGCGGGCTGGCGTGGGTGGTGCTGCGGTGGGGCGCGCAGCTTGCGCCGCGCCTGATGTTCCTCGAGAACGTCGAGGAGTTCCTGACCTGGGGCCCGCTCGACGCGCACGGCCGCCCGATCAAGGAGCACAAAGGACGGACGTTCAAGGCGTTCTTGATGGCGTTGACCACCGGCCTGCCGAAAGACCATCCGGACATGGGCGAGATCATGGCCACCCTGGGCGAGGACTTCCCGATCGAGCGCGTTATCGCGGGACTGGGCTACGACGTCCAGTGGCGCATCCTGCGCGCCTGCGACTACGGCGCGCCGACCATCCGGCGCCGCCTGTTCATGGTGATGCGCCGCGACGGCGTCGCGATCCGCTGGCCCGAGCCGACCCACGGTGCGCCCGATTCGCCTGCCGTTAGGGCCGGGAAGCTGCTGCCGTTCGCCACCGCCGCCGACTGCATTGACTGGTCGATCCCGTGCCCGTCGATCTTCGAGCGCAAGAAGCCGCTCGCGCCGGCGACGCTGCGCCGCGTGGGGCGCGGGTTCGAGCGCTATGTGAAGGACGCGGTGCGCCCGTACATCGTCGGTCAGGGAGGCCCGATCTATGCTGGCAAGCCGGTATCGGTCGACCAGCCGATGGGCACGCTGACGACCGAGAACCATCGCGCCCTGGTAGTGCCATCGCTGGTCCAGTACTACAAGAGCGGCAGCCAGAACGTGGCGATCGACCGGCCGATGCCGACCATCGTCACCAAGGACCGGGTAGGCGTGACCTGCGCGTACCTGGCCAAGCACTACAAGGGCGTGGTCGGCGCCAGCGTCGAGCAACCGATGCCGACGGTGACGACGTCCGACCACAGCTCGGTGATCACGGCGCACCTGGTGGGCATCGACAACCAGAGCAACGGCAACGGCACGTGGGACGTGCAGACGCCACTGAGCACGATCGTGACCGAGAACCGCCACGCGGTCGTGACGAGCAACCTGGTCAAGCTGCGCGGCACCAGCACTGTCGCTGCCACCAACGAGCCGCTGGGCACCGTCAGCGCGGCCGGCCTGCACCACGCCGAGGTACGAACCACGCTCGCGCGCCCGGGGCAGTACGAGGCCCGGCGCGAGCAGATCCGCGCGTTCCTGCGCGAGTACTGCCCGAGCCTGAAGGACGCCGAGTTCCCCGAGCTGGTGACGGTCAACGGCGAGCTGATGGAAGTGGTCGACATCGGCCTGCGCATGCTGGTGCCCCGCGAGCTGGCCAACGCGCAGGGGTTCCCGCGCAACTACATCCTCGACCCGGTGTACACCAAGACCGACAAGCGCGGCCGTACGGTGACGCGGCCACTATCCGGCTCCGCCCAGGTGCGGATGATCGGAAACAGCGTCTCGCCGCCGCCGGCGGTGGCCGTCATCCGCGCCAACATCGCCCACGAGCACGAACTTGCCCGGCTGGCGGCCTGAGCCAGCAAACCCAACCACAAATACCAAGGGAGAACCGCCATGAAAGCCATGTTCCAGAACCTCCGCCTGCTTGCCGCCGCGATCCTGAGCGTCTTCACCGACCGCAGCGGCCACCAGCCGGCCAACTTCGCCAACATCAAGGCATTGCTGTTGCACCTGTGCGACTACGACGAGGCCAAGTGCCACTGGGTGCTGTGCTGGCTGGCCTACCCGCTGCGCAACCCCGGCGTCAAGATGGACCTGGCGCTGGTGGTCAACGGTGAGAACGGCACCGGCAAGAGCCTGTTCTTCAACACCATCATGCGCCAGGTGTATGGCGACAACAGCGTGCGCGTGCACGACGCGGATCAGCTGCACGCCACCTTCAACTACCGCTGGGCCGATGGCGCGCGGCTGGCGGTGTTCGAGGGCCCGTTCTCGAAGAAGAACGCGGCGCGCCTGAAGGACCTGGTGTCCGCCGTGGCGCTGACTATCTCCCAGAAATTCCAGCCCGCCCAGACCCGCAAGAACAGGATGAATTTCGTGTTCCTGTCGACCTCCAGCGAGTTCCTGCCGGTGCTGGAATCGGACCGCCGGCTGGCCGTGCTGGAGGTGCCGCCGCGGCACCTGCCGCGCTTCTACCTGGCGGTGCGCGCCGAGATCGACAACGGCGGCATTGAGGCGTTCCGCGAGTACCTGATGCGCGGCCTGGACATGGGCGACTTCGACCAGCACACCCGCCCGCCGGCCGATGGGGCCCAGCGCGCGCTGGCGGCGTGATGGCCGACCGGCAGCAAGCCCTGGCGTCGGTGCGCCTCCTGGTGGCCGACGACGGCCACGCGGCCGCGTTCCAGACGCTGGGCCAATACCGCAGTGCGTTGCTGGCGCGCATAGACCAGCTGGCAGTTGAAGCCCCGACCGCAGGAGGCAGCAATGACGCAGGTGACCCACCCGACCCAGCAGCAGGTGCGCGAGTACCTGGCCAGGCGACTCCAGGAACGCACGCCGCCACCGGCGCCGGAGGAGATCCGGCGCCAGCTGGGGTGGGAGCTGATCGAGGCGGAGCGCGCGAGCGGGCAGCAGGTAATTAATCGAGGATGAACATGATTGACAACGAGAGCAAGCCGAATACCGCCCAGCCGCGCGAGGGCGCACCCTACCTAAGCGCAGACCAATTCGCGGCCGAGATGGAGAAGATCGCCCTGTCCTGCATGAGTTACGGTCCGGAAGGATACAAGTTCACGCCGTCGGAAGAGCTGGCGCGGTTCTACTTCACGTACATCAGCAGGGAGCCGGCAGACGCACCATCCCCAGCCAAGGTCGCACAAGAAGGCGAGCAGAGCGCCGCCGCTCGCGATGTTCTGGCCGAGCGCCGCCGCCAGCTCGAGAGGGAAGGCTGGACGCCGGAGCATGATGACAAGTACCAGAAGAAAGAACTGCGGACGGCGGCATTGTGCTACATGCGCGCCGAAGATATCACCACGCCCGGTGTCCTGCCGGGTGCGTGGCCTTGGCCTGCGAATTGGTGGAAGCCGACGACCGACCGCTGCAACTTGGTCAAAGCTGGTGCACTGATTCTCGCCGAGATCGAGCGCGTCGACCGAGCCGCCGTGCGCGCCACCAGCACCGATGGCGAGAAAGGCGGTGCATCGTGAAAGAACGTCCAATCCTCTTCAGCGCCCCGATGGTGCGCGCGCTGCTCGACGGCAGCAAGACGCAGACGCGGCGCGTGTGAAAGACCTTCCGCCATGGGAGATAACCGAAATCTGCCACGATGCTGGCGGCACAGGGAAGTGGATGCCGAATGGCCCCTCTCCAAGTGGCAGGGGAATGGCGGCTGGGCATTGGAGACATTGCCCCTACGGCCAGCCCGGGGACCGCCTGTGGGTGCGCGAGACTCACTTCATCAACGACTTTCGCGGACCGGACGTGCCGGAAGCCGAACGAGCCGACTGCGAACTCATGTACCGGGCGACCGACGAGCAGTGGATAAAGAACATGGAGGACACGGAGGGTTTGCGCTGGCGCCCCAGCATCCACATGCCGCGCTGGGCCAGCCGCATCCTGCTGGAGGTCGTCAGCGTGCGCGTCGAACGGCTGCAGGACATTAGCGACGAGGACTGTCTGGCGGAAGGTATTCATGCAATCCATCACGAGGGTGACGGGACCTACTATCACCACGAGCACACCTACGCCGACCCGGGCAACTGGTGCCATGCGGACGATGCCTATCAATTCCTGTGGGAACAAATCAACGGCGCCGGCAGCTGGGACGCCAACCCGTGGGTATGGGTGGTCGAGTTCAAGCAACTGAATGCGAAGGGTGGTCAAGCATGAGCCGCGAAGTTACCGAAAAGGATTTGCGCGCACCAGAATACCGGCAAGGCGAGCCCAGTGAGTACGAGTTTCGTGATGACGGCAAAATCGTTCGCAAGGACCGCTTTGAACAGGGCATGCGCGATATTTCCGCGATCCTCTTCGGGCCACGTCACCAGTACGAGATTCCCGAAGTCGTCGGCGAAGTGCATCGATTGAGGGGCGTGCAGGTGGAAAAGGCCATCAATAATGCCAAGGATGTGTTCGAGAGCGAGCCTAAAGCTCTTGAGTGCCTGGACTATTTGCAGGAAGTCCTTAAGCACCAGAAAGCATGACCATGGGCCCAGACCTTTACACCATCGGAAACCTGATCCTGCACATGTGGCTGCAATGGTGGTGGCAGCCGCTTCCGCCAGCGCGGTCCACGCAGGCGCTGCGGAGCGCCGAACGATCATGATTATCTACGTTACACGAAGCCCGGCGAGGTGCATCGCCTGTGGCCAACAACTTGGGCAGCCGCATGCGCGCGGTTGCCTCCTCAAGAGGTTTACCTGAAATGCAAGCCAATTCCGATACCGATCTGATTAACCGCCTGGCCGCAGCAGTCGCCAAGCAGATCCGGCCACCAATCCCGCTCGAGATCGACCTGTGGGACATCGCCACGATCGCCGCAGTCCTGAAGCGCAGCGAGGCTCAGGTGCGCGAGCGCATGGCATGCCTGCCGGACTTCCCGAAAGCCATCCGACTGCCCTCCTCCACTGGGGCGCGGGGCCAGGCGCTGTACCGGGCCAAGGAGGTGCTGGAGTGGGTCGCCAAGTACCAGGACCGGCACTGACTCGGCGAGGCGACCAATGATCTACACAGATGACCAAGAATCCCAGGTTAGCGAACTCGATATGGTGTGGTCCAGCGACGGCGAGCACGGCACATGGAAGCGCATAACTATCGGGCGCTGCCCGTTCTGCCGCAAGAGCAGCGCGCTGGGCATCGGCGAAGTGGAGCTGGAGCACAAGAGGTCCGAAGACTGGCCGAGCCAGGTCCAGTGCGGCGACTGCGGCGCTGCAGGGCCATGGGCCATGACTGAGGAGAAAGCCATCGAGCGTTGGAACAATGCCACCGGCACGGAAACTCGCGTGATCGCAGCGCGCCCCCATGTTCCACATGACCCACGGGAAGAACCTGGGGTGGACCTACCCTTCTGACCAAGCCACCCTTGCGGTGGCTTTTTTTACGCGCGTTGCCGGATAGGATAGAATCGAAAAACCGGCAAGGACCGCGAAACTACGGCGCTCAAAAGAATCGAAAATGGTTACGCCAAAATTACGCAACCATCATCTAAGCCATTGATTATATTCGATATAGGATTCCAGTCGGAGGGACCACCGATATCTCAGGAAACATCAAGCCGTCTCCAAATCGCCGGTTTCCCCTATGGGGCGAAGCGCGAAGCAGGCGGCGCTGGCTGATGTGGGCTGGGGTGGGCCTGGGC